ACAACTTAAATCCTGGCTTTTTAAAAATCATGAACCTTTATCTCGGTACAAGGATATACTAGCAGGTACTAATAATACTGCTGAAACAATAATTGAAAATTATCCTTGGGACCTAACGGTTGCATATTTTAATTTATTCAATGACTCAGGGCCGGGATGGTTGGAAAAATTTGATGAAGAATTTCCGAAACTATCTAAACATATGTATGAATGTTTTAATTTATCAATTGAAGATATTGGTCTTATTGTATTTCTTCCTATTAAGCAAGGACATACTGGTTTAGGGTTTTGGCATAATGATACCGATTGGTATGGTCTTAGGCATTATTTTTGTTTTGAATCAGCAGATACTAACAAACTACTGTTAAAGAAAACCAAGATTGATTACGTAGAAAGACCCAGTTTTCAATTGCCAATAGACGAAGATTTATATTTGCAAGACGAAACTTTTGAATGTAAAATATTATCAACTAGACAAAGTTTCTTTTTAAACAATGTGAAAGCAGTCCACTCTACTTATACTGTTACTCCAGATGTTACAAGAATAGCTGCATTTGTCACGGGTAAGGTAGGTAAGAGAGCGGAGATGCAGAAAAAAATTGAAAGTCTTGTAGTAAAATCTGCAGAAAAATATAAAGATTATGCAGTACTATGGGAAGACAAATGATTCCTACTTTTAGTGACCAGTCTAAAGTATTACCGTTTCCTAAAGTAACACCTATTCGATTACCTGAGGTAACTGATTTAGTTAGGAAAAATTTTAAGTTTTACGAAGGTCAACAGCTATTAAATGCTGTTCAATTAGAAAGTATTTTTAGAGACTGGTACAGACCATTAGTAGACATTGATCAATTTCCTTATATGTATTTTATGAACAATGGAATTACTCAAGCACTAGAATATATACCTATTCATTTTAAAAATATAGATATTAAGATGGTGTTAGGTGATTACTTCTGGCTTAAGACTATTAAAAGTGCTACTGAGGTAAACAGTCCTATAAGTTGTCAAATAAGCTACGATACTAATCCTAGTACTATAGATGGTGCAGTTCACACAACGGTATGGAATAGTAGTCTACATATATTAGACGGTGCATACATAGGTACCTGTCTCGATAAAATTCCAGTACCATCTAACACAGAATTATTGTTATTAGGATTTAGCAAAAATCTAGGCCTTCCTGAATTTCGTTGTGGACTTATGTTGAGTAAGAAACGTATTCAAACTTTAGATGTGTTACAAAAGACCTTTGGATATGTTGGACTACACCCATTTAATTTAATAGCACGTATATGTAAAGATGTTGATATAGTAACATTAGGATCTAAATTGAAAACTCATCAACTAGAATTTTGTAAATACTTTGATGAGTTTATGCCTAGTCAAAGTGCGTTGTTAGCAACAACTCAAGACGAGCATTACAAATTTTACAAACGACCAAACGGCACTATCAGAATACCACTCGGTGAAAGTATAACAAAATGGATAACAGCAAAAAGTATGTTTTAATCATCGATTCTTTTCGTTCTCATAACGCATTAGTCTACAGATGTTTTTCTCAAAATATTATTACTATTCATATTTTTAGCAGTAAAAAAATGTTTGAGGAAAACTTTTTTGCGGTTTCTAATCATTGGTTTCTTAAATCTTTTATTTGCGAGGATGTTGACGTATTAGTTGAAGATCTTTATGAGTATCGGAACAATATTTTATTTGTATTTTCATGTACAGAAAGTGGGCAACGATTAAAAGATTCAATTGACACTGCACTGGACCTACCTAATAAACATAATTTTAAATTTTCACAGGCCCGATACAACAAGTTTGCATTGTATCAAACACTAGGACAACCCTCGTCTGCTATAGATTTTAAAAAATTTATTAATGAGCATAACGAATGTGTTATTAAGCCAGCCCCAGTAGAGTACTCCGGAGGATGCCTTGACGTATTGTTTGTAACTAAAGAAACTGAAAATTTAGAGGATAAAGAAAATTTCTTTGTATCTAAGTTCTTTAACGGTGACGAGTACGCTGTTGACTTTGTAAGTTGTAACGGTAAGCATAAGTTGGTAGCTGTTTGGAAATACATAAGAAATTCTACAGATAAAATTTGGAAGGAAAAAGTAGAGCTTATGCACTACAACGAAAATCCTCATTTAATCAACAGAATATACGAAGTATCTACTAGTTGGCTTGATAAAATTGATCATAAGTTTGGGCCTGTTCATTTAGAAATTAAACACAATGCAGCGCAGTTTTTTTGTGTAGAAATAAATTTTAGATTAAATGGTCACATGTTCTACGGATCACTTGCTAAACGATTAGACGCAAATCAAGTTGATTTAACTATTAACTGTTATACTACGCAAACACAATTTTCAGGCGATCTCATAAAGTACAACTCACTAGGTTATATTAGTAGAGTCTACTTAATGAACATTGAATCTGAACGAAAATTCTCAACTGTTAATTGGCAAAGCATAGAAACACACCCATCAGTTGATATTGTGTTTAAACATGTAGCGCCATGGGACGATTTACCTATAAGTCAAAAAACTTATCAATCGTCTGCCGCAATTGTTATAATGTCTGATGTAGATAAAATTGTGCTAAATGCCAACGAAAATAAAGTTAAAGAAATTTTTAATCAAAAATTTCTGGCAAGCTCTTAATAAAGGCTAGTACTTCGTCTGGATTTTCAAAATAGTTTATAATGTCTTCGTCTTCGTAAGGAGTTGGCTTAGTTTGAAATTTGTAGAATTCATAACCTTCAGGTATCTCCCAACCTAAAGTTTTTAAAATTTTAGCCTCGCTTATTGCCCCATCGATTAGAAGATCTTCGTAGACCAATATTGATTTATCAGCTGCAGACTTTAATAAAGAATTGTATTTTTTATAATCCCAAATCCATAATTCTGCAAAATCAGTATTAAACTCAATTTTTAAATTTTGTTTTTTAATAGTATCGGCGTCTAAAGCATGATGTGTGCCAACATGATACAAAAATAAAAAACTTAGAAATGATCTAATTTTGTCGGTACGTTGTATAAAAATACAATGATAATTTTTTAAACACCAATCATATTGGTCATCGGTTAATTTAGGTGTTGTAATTAATTTGAAGACATAGTTAGGATTAGATTGCAGCCAAGATATTCTTTCTTGAGTAATAAAATGTTACTAGTAGGAATTCTTGAAGGCATCGTTCTGAATTCCATATTTGTTTTGAATAATTAAAAACAATGTTAGTTAGTATCTCGCTTCCGGATCTCGGATACGCTACTATAATAGGATGCATTCGATATCTGTATTAAATTACATTAAACGCTGCATCTGCAGTCTCGTATGAATCAATTAATCCTAATTCAGTTGATGATTTCTTAATTTCAAAAGTTACATCAATTAAATTAGCAAATGTTTGTCTAGCTGCAATAAAATCATTGTAGAAACTTTGATTAACTACATTTAAATGTGTTTGTTCAGAATCAAATATTTGAACAGTTATTACAGATCCTTGACTATCGATAAAAAAGTAATAGTCTATGCCGTAAGGATTTTCTAGAAAATAGTTTCTATATTCTTGTAAAGCTATAGCCCAGTTGCTAAAAATTGTAACATCGTATTTTTCAGAAGCAACTATAGGCTGTCCTTGATCATTTAAGTTGTTAACTTCTACAATATTTTCAATCTCTGCAAAACTGAGATATCTAGCATTATTAGAATTTGGTGACCATTTTGATATAATAGTGTACATAGAGTACTCCGTGAGTTTTAATACAATATTTATCAGTTAGAAAATCATATTTTACTCTATAAGAATTAAATTTTTATATATACTTTGGACAACTGCACATTGACACTTGTTAAAAAATCTACTATAATACATTATGACTATTTCTAAAAGCCCAGAACGGAACACTTTTCAAGCAGAGAAATATATTGAACGCTGTCTAGAAGAAGGCACTACTCCTCGTGAAGATTACCTAGATCTCTACAAGTCAGCACGGCAACAGGATGAAGAAAATATGGTTAATCTAGCCTGGCAAAAAGATAATCTAGAATACGATTTGCGCTCAACTGACTGGATTTTGGAAAAGGTCAGGGGTAATGACGTCTATGCTCAAAACTTGTATGCTGCCATGTGTAACAATGACTTTATCAAACGTGAGATGTGGCCTATACTAAAAGATCAAAGATGGTCGTGCAGTTGGCGGCATAGTGGCGGCATCGTTGCTGATATGCAGGAAAAGGGCGACTACATTGATTGGTATTGTAGCGGCATTAGAGACACTAGAACTCTAAGTGAAAGTGAGCAGGCAGCTCTGACTGACCAGGAACAACTTGCTTACAAAGCAGGTGAGGGCTATGTCAGTGAAAGCGTAGTTACAGACGAAATAGAACAAGACTTATATAAACTAGGTTGGTTAGTAATAAAGGATAACGAATGACACAATTAAGTGGGTATCAAGAAAAAGGCTGGGGCTACGAAATCATTTGGGCAAATAATGATAAGTACTGTGGTAAAATATTAAGTTTTAACAAAACAGGATCAAAGACTAGCCTGCACTTTCATAAAGAAAGAGATAAAACTTGGTTTATAAACGCCGGTCAATTTAAAGTTAGATTTATTGATACGCAGACTACTGAAATAAAAGAAGCTGTTCTTAAAGAAGGCGATGTGTTTCAAGTACCTGCATTACAACCTCATCAATTAGAAGCATTAACGAATGGTGCTATGATTTTTGAAGTAAGTACTACATACACAGTAGAAGATAATTATAGAGTAGCAGCCGGCGATTCACAAGTTAATAAGGTAGAACAAAATGGAAAATCAGACGTTTAATGTAGAAGATATTTTTGAAGATATCCCTGGGGATCCGGATAATGTCATGATGAAAATTCCTCCGGAGATTTGTGAGTTGCAGGGTTGGAAAGAAGGCGATACTCTAGATGTTACTGTGGAAAACGGAGCAATAGTTATAAAGAAACATGGCTAAAAAAGAAGACTTACTAGAACTCACAGGCACAGTTGAAGAAGTATTACCAAACTCTACATTTAGAGTTAGAGTAGCAAATATGCAACATCATGTACTTTGTTACATGGGTGGTAGACTAAAGAAAAATAAGATCAAAGTTATCATGGGAGATAACGTAAAGATTGAAATGAGCCCTTATGATCTTACCAAAGGCAGAATAACATATAGGATGTGACAGATGAATGCAACTCTCGAACGTGTAAATCTAGTATGCAACTATGTTCGAGAGTCAAACAAACACGGTGTCACTTTTAAAAAACTAATAGGGTTTACTCGTACTGCATTTAAATTACGAGATTTAGATCTTAACATAAAAACAAAAAAAGATAAATTTTTATCTACTGCTGAATTTTATGTAAATGCATATTACGATGCCGAGGATGATTTCAATAATGAAACTCCAATAGAAATTATCATACACCATAACTTTAATGACACTGATGTATTCAGCCAAACACAAATAACAGATTTTTTAATTCAAATTTATGATGCTGTTGTACACGAATACCGACATCAACAACAAAGTTTAAAAAGAAATTATGAAGTTTATTCTGACCACGATCAAAGTCCATACGACGAATATCTAACCGATCCTGACGAAATAGATGCCTATGCATTAAGTATTGCTATAGAATTGCTTAGGCATATGAATAAAGAACGAGCTAAACGATATATGAGTCGTATAACTATTATGGCTAAAATGAGACAAAATAATATGTTAGTAAGCCCAAATTTAAAATCATATATTGATCATTTTGGACTAAATCAAGTTACCAAAAAGATATCCAAAAAGGTCTATAAACACCTAGAGGCTCTTGACAGACGACATATTTTCCTGTAAAATACTAGCATTGTTCAACAACCTAGGAGCGCAAGGTGTCAAAAGAATTTCCCCTACAACAAGTTTTGGAACTGGCCTGCGCCGCTCAACGAGTTAACGGTGAGTA